TGTGTTAAGGACGTAAAGAAAACTGTGAAGGAAGGAAAAAATCCTGTATCTTTGTTTATTGAAAACAAGATTATGGAATTAGTATCTAAACATATCCCACCAAAAATGACTAAGGGAGAATTGATGAAACACTTAGTTGAAGACGGACCAGCGGTAGCCCCATCAAAACCAAAAACATCTCCAACAACAAAACCAGGAAAACCTGGTACTAAACCTCAGAAGCCCGGCCATCCTTTAAGGAATCCAAATCCAGGTGAAAAACCCGCACCTAAAGCTGGCCACGAAAAGGCGAAGAAAGAGGTTATAGACTTAATTATCAACTTATTAGACAAGTAATCATGGCAAAGAAACTGAAAGAACAATTAGATTATGGTAATAGACCGGAAAGAATGGATCCTAATTTGGAGAGAAAGTTAGCAGATCCACAGGGTCTTTATGGACAGAATCCTGCTATGAGAAAAGGACCCCAAGATGTTGAAAGATTGGTTAGCTCAAGATTCAAAAAAGTTGCCGACAAGTTAAGGTCTGTACCCGGAATGAGAGATCTCAGTCCAAGAGTGGTACAAGCTTTCTATATGCAAATGATGAATAGCCTACCAACAATAATGAGAATTGAGGGTGCGCACAAAGATGAATTGATTGAGTTAGCTAAAAAAGCTTCACTCGAAGAAACAGAAGTTCCTGATGGTTGGGTTAATATAATTGCAGAATTAGGTATGCCAATTGATGTCTCTAATTTCAGATACGAACCTGAAGATGAAGAGGAGGAAGAAGATGAGGAGGAAAAAGAAGAAAAATTGCAATTCCAATCATTTGATGTTGAGGATCTAACAGACGCTGAACAGCTCGAGTTAGAAAAACACAAAAGAAACATCATCAACGCTATCATCCAAGGTGCTGCTAAGAAGGGACATTACATATTTCAAAAACCCTCTGTAAAGAGAGCATTAGACCGCATTGATCCACAATTATTTCCATTGTACTTGGCTATAATGGCAGTTAATGACTACATGTACTTCACTCAAGAACAAATGATTGAAATGATGAGTACAACAGGTCAAGGTGTTGCTGGAAAAGTTGAGTTGGATCCCGAAGGAGAAGAGGGAGATGAGGGTGGAGAAGAAGGTGAGTCTGAAATTGATACTGTAATCAAAGCTCAAGGTCTTATCTTCCCAATTTTATGCCATGAGATTATAAAAGGTATTGAAGAGTCCAAAGGAAGACATGGTTTACCGAAGGAACCCGGAATGCGTCAAAAAGTTCAACAACAAGTTGATACTTTGGCAAACGAACCAATGCAATTGAGAATCGGACCAGAAATTGTAGAAAAAATCCGTTTTTCACTTCCTGATGAAATGTTTGATGAATCCAATAAAGGATTAATAAACTGGTTCCACATCTTGTTATACCAAATTGATGCAAAAGAATTCTTGGAAATCATAGGAGACGCTATCTCAGATGATAAATCTAAAAACAAGAAAGCTACTGCGAGATTCGAGGAGATCATGAAAGAAGCTCAGAACATGAAGTCAGAATTCGAAAATTACAAAGAAGAAAATGACATCGATTCTGAAGATGAAGGAGACGACGATGAAGGTCTCGACGATTTCTTAGGAAGTTTGGGTATATCAAGACCCAAATAATTTTCTGTGACCAGAGAACAATTAATTATCGAAGTTACGAAGTGTATGAAAAACACTCCGTACGCGATGAGAACTTATTTGCAGACTTTTGACAATACCGTCAAAAGATATGTACCATTGGATCTATTCCCTGACCAAGTAACCTTAGTTGAGGATTATGATAATTACAACGAAAACATTGCACTGAAATATAGACAGGCGGGTGTATCAACAGTAACCGCTGCATGGTCTTCGAAAAGGTTAGTTTTTGCAAAGAAGAACAATCCAGAAAAAATACTGATCATTGCAAACAAATTGGATACCGCTGTAGAATTTGCTAATAAGGTTAGAGGATTTACAGAACAATGGCCTGCTTGGGTTGGGGTTGGCTTTTCACAAGAAAAAAATTCACAAAGACATTTCAAACTCACAAATAATTGTGAAGTTAAGGCGGTTGCAACTTCCAAAGATGCCTTACGTGGTTATACACCTACAATCCTAATATTCGATGAAGCAGCATATATTGAGGCAGATGACGACTTTTGGGCAGCCTGTATGGCTTCCCTGTCTACGGGAGGTAAAGTGATTGTAATTTCTACCCCAAATGGTTACGATCCAATTTACTATGAAATCTATGAACAGGCATTGAGAAACATGAATACGTTCAAAGTTTCTGAAATGTTTTGGTACAAGGATCCGAGATACAACAAAGATCTTTACATGGTAAAATGTGATGATCTGACTGATTATCTTTTAAACCGCGAAAATTACAAGAACACTGAAGTTATAGACCTAACGGTAGAAAATGCCTACGAAAGAGATTATGATGTTGTAAAAAATTACATCTCACAAGGATTCAAACCATGTTCATCTTGGTTCGAAGGTATGGTAAAAAAACTGAAGTATGACAAAAGAAAAGTTGCTCAGGAACTTGAGTGTAACTTTTTGGGGTCAGGTGATAATGTATTCGAATCAACTCTCCTTACTAAAATAAAAGATAATGATATAAAAGATCCTGATGGAAAAATGATGGCAGGTAACTTGTGGATTTGGAAAGATCCTGTTATGAGTCATAGATACATCATGGGTGTGGACGTTTCGAGGGGTGATTCGGAGGATTTTTCTTGTATCCAAATTATCGATTTTGATGAGAGAGAACAAGTTTTTGAATATGTGGCTAAAACACCGCCAGACGTTTTAGCGGAAGTTGCCTACAAGTGGGGTAAGATGTATAATGCAATGATTGTCACAGATCTGACTGGAGGTATGGGAGTCGCAACGGCGAGAAAATTGCAAGAGTTAGGTTATAAGAATTTATATGTTGAAGGACTGACAGAAAGAAACAAATATAAATGGGATCCGAAAAGAGACGAAAAAATACCAGGGATTAACTTCAATGCTAAAAGGGTTCAAATTATTGCATCTTTGGAAGAATCTTTGAGACACGGTTTCAAAGTTAGATCTCAAAGACTTTTGAATGAAATGGGTAAATTCATTTATGTGAATGGTAGACCAGATCACCAAAAAGGTCACCATGACGATACAATTATGTCAATTGCTATGGCAATTTACGTTGGAGATACTGCATTCCAAAACTTACAGAAGGTTGTTCAACAAACTAAAGTTATGATTGATTCGTGGCACACAGAACGTAGTGAGAACAAAATGAGATCTGATTTTTTCAATCCTACAATACCCGTAGCAGGAAATCACAATCCAAGATTTATCAACGAAGCATCCAAAGAGGACTACAGGAAATATGGATGGTTATTTGGGGGTCGATAAGTATTTATATTATCAACGTAACACGTAAAATTGTAAAATGGATAATAAGAATCTAACGGTATGGCAACGACTTTCTGCGGCATTTGGACCTAACGCGCTCCTTAATCAGGATTATCCTACTTTTCATTTCGACAAAGAGGTTCTTTTAAAAACTCAAGACAAAGCCCAATACGAAAAAGAAAAACTTCAAGCCCAACAAACCTTTTACTTATCTAATCAATGGGCAAAAGTTGAAAACAATTTGTATTCTCAAGCAGTATATTATGAACCAACAAGATTGGCTTCAGTATACGACTATGAATCAATGGAGTATACTCCTGAAATATCTGCGGCGTTAGATATCTACGCTGAGGAATCAACAACTACTAACGAAGACGGGTTCATTCTACAAATTTATTCTGAATCAAAAAGAATCAAGGGTGTATTAGCAGATCTTTTCAATAACACATTGGATATCAATACAAACTTACCAATGTGGACAAGAAACACGTGTAAATATGGTGACAATTTTGTATATCTGAAATTGGATCCTGAAAAAGGAGTTGTTGGTGTACAACAATTACCAAATATAGAAATCGAAAGAGTTGAAGCAGGAATGCACGAAAAAAGAGCACAATCTTTGGAAGACCCTACAGCTCAAAGAGCCCTTCACTTCAAGTGGAAAAACAAAAACATGGAGTTCCAATCTTGGGAGATTGCACATTTCAGACTACTGGGTGACGACAGAAAACTTCCATATGGTACCTCGATGTTAGAAAAAGCAAGACGTATTTGGAAACAATTATTGTTATCTGAAGACGCAATGTTAATTTATCGTACTTCAAGAGCACCTGAAAGAAGAATATTCAAAGTGTTCGTTGGAAATATGAATGACGAGGATGTTGAAGCATACGTTCAACGTGTAGCAAATAAGTTCAAAAGAGATCAGGTGTTGGATCAAAAGACGGGTAACGTGGACATGAGGTTCAACCAAATGGCTGTTGATCAGGACTACTTTGTTCCCGTGAGAGACCCTGCAGCTCCTTCTCCAATTGATACATTACCAGGTGCACAAAACTTAGCTGAGATTGCCGATATTGAATATATTCAGAAGAAATTACTAACTGCATTACGTGTTCCAAAAGCATTCTTGGGATTTGAAGAAGTGGTAGGAGACGGAAAAAATTTGTCATTACAAGATATTCGTTTTGCCCGTACTATTAATAGAATCCAAAAAAGTATGTTGCAAGAATTGAACAAAATTGCAATTATACATTTGTTTCTCAACGGATTTGAAGAAGAAATTGCAAACTTCACTTTAGGTCTTACAAACCCATCTACTCAAGCTGACCTTTTAAAGATTGATGTATGGAAAGAGAAAGTTTTACTTTACAAAGATGCAGTTGCGGATCCAGGTAATGGTATTCAACCTGTATCATCTACATGGGCTAAAAAACATATTCTCGGAATGTCTGATGAGGAAATCAAATTGGATTTACAACAACAAAGAATAGAAAAAGCGGTAGGTGAAGAATTGAAGAATACTCCAGCCGTAATCCAAAAAACAGGTATATTTGACAATATTGACAAACTATATGGTTCTACAACAGGATCTACAGCAACTGCAGGAGCAACACCTAGTGGAGAAGTTTCTGAACCTGCTTTAGGGGCCTTACCTGCTGAAACAGGTGGAGCTTTACCGGGTGAAGAGGTGGCCGCTCCTGAGGCAGCACCTGAGGGAGAAGCTGCGGGTGGAACAGTACCAGAATCACGTTTCGACAACATGAATATTTTGCTAGACTCAGATATGATTAAGGGTAGAACAATCTTAGATTTGAGCCATGGTCAACAATATTTAGGAGAAATTGAAAAAGAGTTAGACAACTTACTAAACTCCTAATATTTATAAAAAAATATTGTTCCATGACCTTCGGAGAAGTAAAATCCATAATTGAAGAAAGCTTGATAGAATCTTATAAAGATTCCAAAAATTTCAAAAGTGTGATGAAAGAGTTTCACACAAATATCTTGACTAACAAGTCATTGTCTAAATTGTATTCCCTATACGATGATTTGAATTCAGAAAAATCTTTGTCCGAAAAAGAAGCTAAGGAGTACTTGGAAGAAGGTATCTCTCTTATTAGATCTGTATTGGAAAATGCTAAGTTGCCAAAATTCACATCTAAAAAGATTGAAAACAAATACAAAGATTTGGATACATTAGTTTACACCAAAAATTTGAATATATCAGAGAGAGTTTCTGCTAAAAACAATCTTATTTCCAATTTAACTAAATCTCCTAACTCATTGAAAGAATCGATTAACCTACCTTTGACATCGATGGTTTCAGTTGCAAATCAAACCCTGAAGAATTACATTGAGACTATGGATGAGTCAACAAAAAAAGATTTCTTCAAAGTAATCAAATCTGATCAGAATGATTTGGAAAAAGAGTTTGGTACAATCAAAGAAAGTGCAATTAATAAATTGCAAACTATTTTGGAAGGTGAAAACGAGTTTGAGTTGAAAACCAAAATATCTGAAACGATTGATAGATTGAAAAACGAAGAGTTCAATCAAATGAATTTTGTAAGAATCAGCTCGTTAGAAAAATCTATTTAATTTCCTATCTTCTGTTGTGTATAAATAGCTTTAAGCTTTTGAGTCCTTTTTTTGACTGAAGGTTTAACATACTCTTTTCTTTCGAAAAGTGTTTTTTGTTGCTTAGTCTTCATCACCTTAGATTTCAAGGTCTTAAGTGCTCTTTCAATGTTTTCGTTTTTTCCGATTTCAATAATTAACATAATAACATATATTTCGAAAAGTCAATTTTGACAATTATATTCCTTTTTCATAATATTTTAAAAACAAATAAACTATTGTATATGAAACAAAATGAAGAAAGGAAAAACCTCAAAAATAAATAACTTCGAATCTCTCAAAGTAAATTATGGAACAGTAGATTCCAAAAATTTAAAATCAATTTACATTAACATACAATCATGGGTAAACCCTAAAATTATCTCCGAGAACTGGAATAGAATTGTATGTAATTTTAGTCGTGAAATCAAACACACCATTTATTATCAATTAGACAGACAAATATTCGAGGATAAGTCAATCGTTGATTTGGATCTCAGAACGTCAGGTATAGTCTTTGGAAAGAAATCCTTTTTGAACTTGGAAATTAATCTTTTCACATCCCAAGAATTAGACTTTAAATCAAATGTAGTACGAGACTCAATTAAAAAATTAGTTTCTGCAATCAACTCCGAAAATTTCAAGAAAAACAATTATTTTGATTTTACCCTCACTAAAAATGGAAATCCAACAAAATCAAAGTCAGAAGTATATTTATAGAAAAAGTTTTGATGAAACAATATAAAATACTTGGTCCACACGAAATAGGTAAAGGTATCCTTATCGAAGAAGATGCGGGATATCTTTCTCCACTTGATAAATTGAATGAATCAATTTTGAAAGAAGCTCAAGAAAGAGACTATAAGAAACCATTTGAATTTTTTGCAGTTTTACAAAAATTCAACACCCCTAATAGAAACGGAAGATTTTATCCTGAAAACATTCTTAAAAGAGAAGCGGAAAAATATAAAAAGACAATCCAAAAAGGTCTTTCCACATCTGAATTAAACCACCCCGAATCCTCTCTCATTGACCTTGATAGAGTATCTCATTTGATCACAGATATTTGGTGGGAAGGAAATGTTTTGATGGGTAAATTAAAATTATTGACATCGCCAGGATTTCATGAAAGCGGTATTGTCTCAACAAAGGGTGATATTGCGGCGAACCTAATGAGACAAGGAGTAACGATGGGAGTATCTTCAAGAGGAGTAGGATCCCTCAAGAAAATCGGTGAGAGAAATGAAGTACAAGATGATTTCGAGTTGATTTGTTTCGATTTGGTTTCTTCACCTTCAACACCAGGTGCATACCTTTTCCCAAATGCTGAGGACAGAATGAAATATGAGGAAAACTTGGAAGAAGAAAAAATCGTTGGGTTAAGTTCGGCTGGAAACAAGTCTATTGATTTAATGAAAAAACTTACCGATTATTTGGGAAGATAATTAAAAACTATGGACGAAAAATTTTTTGTAGCAAAAATTACTTATGATCTTCCTGATGAAAACACAGGTAAAATCAAAAAAATTAAAGAAGAAAAACTCGTTAAAGGATTTTCAGTAACTGATGTTGAAGCAAAAGTTACCAAACGATATGAGGGGTTCTCTAATGATTGGAGAATAACTTCTGTATCAGAAAGTAAGATTGACGAAGTAATTGATTAAAAGTGGTTTTATACCACTTTTTTTATTTTGAGGATATTTATAAAATAAAAAATTATGAATATCCTACTTAGTACTCCATCAGGTAATGGAAGATTGATACAGGGCGGAACCATCCAAGATGGGATTACACTTGCCAATTCATTAGGACTTACTGAATATAATGTTGCTGTTTACAATGCGGCCTCTGTTGTTGTTAATGATAACACAGGTGGTGGTTTCAACATTAACCTAAATGACGAAGGAACTACAGAGAGATTTCTAATTTTTGATACTACTTCATCTAACGTTTTGTCTTGGATCACGACAAACTACCCAACAGCTACGTTGGTTACATTCGGAAAAACTTCAATAATATTAGCTACAGCCTAAATTTTTTTCGATTTAGACACTATTTATAAGTTAAAATAATAACAATTTATTATGCAAGAAAATAAATCAATTGTTGAAGAGGCGTTGATTCAAATGAAAAATGTTGAACAAGCAATCGCCGAAAATGCAAAAGGAATACTTCGTTCTACAATGAAAGAAGAAATCGGACAACTGGTAAAAGAATCTCTCTCAGAACAAGATGATGAGGAAGAGGTTGACTTAGATTCAGAAATAGATACAGACGTAGAAGTTTCACCTGAAGAAGATGAAATGGAAATGGATGTTGATAACGAAGAAGGCATGGATATGGACATTGATATGGACATGGACATGGATTCTGAAAGTCCTATCGACTTAACAGGCGCATCGGACGAAGAAATTCTTAAAATTTTTAAAGCAATGGGCGAAGAAGATGGAATCATCGTGAAAAAAGACGGTGATGATATTCATATCACTGATAACAATCAGGATGCAGAATATCTTGTTAAGTTAGGAGAATCATTAGAAGAGGACATGGATATGGCATCTTTTGATGAAACTCTCGATGAAGAGGGTAATCCTATGGACATGGGATCTGACGAAACCTCAGACATGGACGACGAGAAAATCGACATGATCGTTAGCAAACTTTTTGACGGTGATCATTCTCTTGAAGAAGAGGAAGATGACGAAGAAGAAGAGGAAGATGACGAAGAAGAAGTTGACGAAATCGTTTATGAAATCAGTCTCGATGAAGATGATGATATCGAGGAAATGGAAGAGGGAGCTGAAGTTGATGAGTTGGACGAACAGGACGACATAGATCCTGAAATGGCTATGGAAATGGAAGAGGGCATGGACTCAGATATGGAAGACGAAATGCACGAAGACATGGAAGAAGACATGGATGGTTTAGAAGAATCTTACGATCACAAAAAGGTCGGAGTAAAAGAGGCTAAGATGACCGTAAAACCAGTAGGTAAGGGCATCGGAAAACCTAACTTCAAATATGATGGTGAAACTGAATACAAGTCACCTAAAAAAATGAAGCAAGGAACAAAAGGCGTTGGTATGGGTAAACCTAAGTTTGAGTACAAAGAAGGTGAAAATACTGATGGAAAGACTAAAGTTGTTAAAGCTAAGAAGAAAGTTGAAGCTAAAGAAGCGGCTCGTACTTACGGGTTTGGTTCTAAAGACGGATCTAGAGGTCTTAGAAAAGCAATAACAGACAACAGAAATCTAACATTTGAAGCACTTGAAATCGAAGTAAAACAACTAAGAGAAAAGAATGAAGAGTACAGAAAAGCACTTAACATTTTCAGATCTAAATTAAATGAAGTTGCAATCTTCAATTCAAATTTAGCATACGCTACAAGATTGTTCACAGAACACGCTACAACTAAAAAGGAAAAAATTAACATCCTTAGAAGATTTGATAGTGTTGAATCTTTGAAAGAATCTAAAAATCTATACAAAACTCTAAAAGATGAGTTGTCAAACACTGACAGTGCACCTTCTAAATCAATCAACGAATCTGTTGGAAAAATTGAAAAGGTTGTATCAACAGGATCAGCAACTAATCTGATAGAAAATAAGACTTACGAAGCACCTCAGTTCTTAAGAATTAAGGATTTGATGAGTAAGATCGGATAATAAAAAATTAAAAACAAAAACAAATAAAAATGGGAGCATTATTAGAATCAGGTCTCGTTGGTAACATTGGTCTTAAGCACCTTAAAGTTATCAAGGAAGATACTATCAACAAATGGGACAAATTAGGATTCTTAGAGGGTCTTAAAGGTCACGCAAAGGAAAACATTGCTCAGCTTTTCGAAAACCAAGCATCATATTTGATCAATGAGGCTGCAACAACTGACTCATCAGGTTCTTTCGAAACTGTAGTTTTCCCAATCGTTAGAAGAGTTTTCTCTAAACTTCTTGCTAATGATATCGTTTCAGTACAAGCTATGAACCTACCAATCGGTAAGTTGTTCTACTTCGTACCTCACATTCAGAGATATCAGTCTCCGAATGAATTATTACCACAAGATGGTGGTGATCACTACGCACCTTTTGGAGCACCTAACGGACCAGCTTCACAAAATGCGGGTTACAACCAAAATGACAAAGATCTTTACGATCTTTTCTATGAAGGTAACGAACCAGATTTGGATCCTCCAGGTCTATTCGACTATTCTAAAGGTACATTCTCTGCAATGACATACACAGCTTCAACGCAAGTATGGGATGCAGCAGGAAACGCACTTATCCAATCAGGATACGCAGCTGGTACTTATAGAAAAGTAATCATGGCACTTTCTGGTTTCCAAAGTGCAGGTCAAGGTCAATTGATCGGACCAGATGGTAACGAACAAGATACTGAAGCTTTCTTAGCTTCTTTACAAGTTCTTCCAATCACTAACGCAACTGCAAACGGATTCTCAGGTGTATCTTCACCTGTATTATTCAGAGTTGTAACACAGGTTTACGGTAAAGGTATTGTACAGTATGGCGGTCAGTCAAACACAACATTCCCTTCTACAGGTAATGGTGGTTCATACAACAACGTTTGTGATGCTAACGGTGTAATTTATCTTGAAGCTGATCTTCAAGTTCCTTGTGAAGTAACATCTTCTTCACTTGATGGTTATTCTGGATACACTACAACAGTGAACACAGATTACAACCAAGCATTCAAGTGTAAGTACAGAGTTTACAAAGAAATGGAATTCGAAGACAGATTGGGTGAGGTTTCTTTCGATCTACAGGCTGTAACAGTTTCTGTAACTGAAAGAAAACTAAGAGCTCAATGGTCACCTGAATTGGCTCAAGACGTTGCGGCATTCCACAACATCGATGCTGAAGCTGAATTAACTGCTTTGTTATCAGAGCAAGTTGCAGCTGAAATTGATAGAGAGATCCTAAGAGACCTTAGAAAAGGTGCAGCTTGGAACTTAAGATGGAACTACAACGGATGGAAGCAATTGGGTAACAATGCAGTACCTTATACACAAAAGGACTGGAACCAAACGCTTATCACAGCAATCAACCAAATTTCAGCTCAGATCCACAAATCAACTCTAAGAGGTGGTGCTAACTGGATCGTTGTATCTTCTGAAATCAGTGCAATTTTTGATGACTTGGAGTATTTCCACGTATCAAACGCGGCTCCTGAGCAGGATCAATACAACATGGGTATTGAAAGAGTTGGTACTCTTGCTGGTAGATACCAAGTTTATAGAGATCCTTACTTCCCACCAAACCAAGTGTTGTTGGGTCACAAAGGAACATCTTTACTTGACACAGGTTATATCTACGCACCATATGTACCTTTACAACTTACTCCAACAATGTATAACCCATTCAACTTCACACCTATCAAGGGTATCATGACTAGATACGCTAAGAAAATGGTTAACAACCGTTTCTATGGTAGAATCACAGTTGATGGAGTTAGAACATTCGATTTGAGAGAGTTGAGATAATATGGTCTAACCAAAATATAAAAGGGTCCTTCGGGACCCTTTTTTTTTATATCAGATATTTATAAACATGATCAAACAAAACTTCAATATAGATTCGGTTGAGATGTCGAGAATTTTACAGATGCACGAGAGTGCGACCAAAAATCATTATCTGATAAAGGAACAAAGACAGCCCGAGGTAATCACAAATACTGAGACTAAAATAAATAAATTCCCTACAACAAACTTGGGAAATAAGTTTGAATATGGGAAATATGACTCACCAACAGTGAAGACTGCAATAGAACAATTGAAGCCTCAAATTGAAAAATTTATACAAGATAGTGACTCGAGTAACTTTACAATCAACATATCAGCAGGAGAATCGAGGGTTACAAACCCGAAAGGTTTTGAGACTAAGGGAAGTTTGGCTTTGGCTAGAGCAAATAATGTAAAAAAATATTTCCAAGAATTGTTTCCCGATTTGATAAAGAAAGGGGTTTTGTTTATTAAATCACCGGAGTCCGTTGAAGAAGTCACAATCGGTAAGACTCCATATGGGGGTCCTGGTAGTGGAGATTTTAAAGATGAGGAAAAGAAGAAAAAATATAATCAAGAACAATTTGTAAATTTTGATATTGTCGGATCTGGTAGTAAAACAACAACTACAACAAAAACAAAAACATTCTGTAACGTTAAGCCATTACAGTCTGCGGGAGGATCACTTTCAGTAGATCAAGATTTTACTCAAGTAGTACCTTGGAATATCGGTAAAGGTGAAGGTAATCTATTTCTCTCGTTTGATACATTCTATATGCCCGATATAATTTATTTCGAATATAACGGAAAAACATATGGTGACACATTATTCAGAGGTAGTAGAACACCTGAATACAGAATATATGTTGGGACTGCACTATATGCAAAATATGGTCAAGCCGGATTACCTAAACAGATGGGACAAAATCAAATAACCAAATTAAATTTTAATGAAAATAGTTTGAAAGATGCGTTACCTGACATGAGAGCTTGGGGTTTGGAAGAATCTTTCAATAATACATTTGGTCCTGATTCTTCATTGAGTAATCCTGCGTATATGGATGCTTTTAGAAGATTCGACCAAAAGAGAGGGAATAACGGAGTTGATAGACTACTCAAAGATTTGGGACCTGATTTTCCTTGGGCAATTCTAAAATCAACGATTGGTGTTTCTTCTAGTGGAAAAATTGGGCCGATACCCAAAGTGGATGGGTTGGATACGATTAATATTATCAACGTCGCTCCTGTGGGCACCACTCAATGGAAATTGAATCTTAGTTGTGTTTAATGTGGGGTAATATTTTTGTATGTCCTCTGAGTTGAAGTGAATATATTTTTTAGTAACCCTATCGTATGTTGTAAATTGAGTAATTTTTACAGTATCGTTCTCCACATACCATGAAATAAAAGTCACGTGTTTTTTTATAACTTTCGATACCGAATCTATGATTTGTATGCTTTCGTCTTTTTTTTGTGAAAAAGAATTGAATGAGATTAGAGATAAAATGATTATCAATATATTTTTCATCATGTGGGTTTTGTGACAAAGATAAAGAAATTATCTATTGTATCAAAATATTTTCTTACTATATTTATTTTTAGATTTTAGTTTATCAGTCCCCAGTCTTAACCACTGTTGAGTATTCACGGATACGATGGTATTGGTAACATAGTCAATCAACTATTGTAAAATTAAAAAAAATGAATTACGCAACAAGTGTGAGTAATCCGACCGCTCACGTAACAAAAAGAAAGTCGAGACTTAAAGTATATGGTGGTGTAAACCTATACATGAATGAAGGGGAAACATTCGAAATTGAACTCTACAACCCCAAAACAAATTCCATCTTAGCAAAGATCAAATTAAACGGAAAGTACATCTCCTCTACAGGTATCGTCATAAGACCTGGTCAGAGACTGTTTTTAGAACGTTTTTTAGACACTAATAACAAGTTTGTATTCACTACCTACGAAGTGGAAGATAATCGTCCTAATAGGGATGTAATTGCATTTAACGGTAATGTAGAGATTGAGTTCTACGATGAATCAACAAAACCAATTTATCCTCACTTAGTTGGTGGTAGTTGGGGATCTAGTTGGACAACGATAAACACGGGGTCTCCTTGGTTAGGTGGAAATATAACATACACAACTAATAGTATGGGAGTTCCCACCAGTAATGTGAGTTCTTTCTACTCTAATACAACACCCGAAGGTCCAAATGTCAGGAGTAAATTTGATACATCAAGAACCCCTCTGAGAGGTTCAAAAAAATCAATTGAGACCGGAAGAATAGAAAAAGGTGAATCTTCGGATCAAACTTTCACAACCGTAAATGAGGAATTCTCTTCTTTTGTTTCACATAAAGTGACTTATAAAATTTTACCTACAGGAACAAAAAACACTGAAGTGAAGGATATTGTGAATTATTGTTCTGAGTGTGGAAAAAAACAGAAGAAAGAATATAAATTCTGTCCTTCATGTGGTAACAAACTATAAATTTAAAAGGGTCCCGTGAGACCCTTTTTTTTTATACTTTATGATCGATTATTCTGAGTGATCTTGAAATTGCTTCAGATTCTTTAATATCATATAGACCATTCCTGAAAGCGTGTTGTAATGCTTCGGTCACTATCATTATAGCCTGTTCTTTTTTTAGGTTATCTAAGAATTTACCTAAAGATTCATTATCGGTATATTGAATCGTGTCAAATAAGAAATACGACTGAGTTGATCCTGTCATAATGTGTTTTTTTAATATTTATAATATAGAATTATGATTGTAAAAATAAATGAGACAACTAGAACCAAGGGTTCTGGAAGATATGAGATACCAATAGTAATGGGTCCCGAAGATTGGAAGAAAAGCAGTCTTCAACCCTTTACCAACGCAGTTTCTAATTATGTGAGCCCTGAAAACTCTCACGATTCGTACGATGGTGATATGGACCGAGACCAAAAACAAATTACAAAAGACGAAAAGTTTTATAAGAAGGTAAAAAAGATGTTGAGTCAAGCTTCGAATAGGAAAGATGATAAGGGTAACGATATTCATGGTTATCATCCTGAGACAGTAAAAAAATACAAAAAAAAGTTTAACATGAAAGAAGAAAAAGACATTGAAAAGATCCTTAAGGAGGACTTAGCCGTTTGGTTTGGAACTAAAAAAAAATCTAAAGGGAGTAAACAACCACAGGGGCCATGGGTTAACATTTGTCGTAAAGATAAAAATGGTAAACATCCACCATGTGGTAGACCTGAAGCCGAGGATAAGTCATACCCTAAATGTAGAGCCATGGGCGTTGCGAGAAGAATGTCTGACTCTCAAAAAAAATCTGCTTGTTCTCAGAAAAGGAGAGCAGAAAAAAAGGACACACAAACAGGTAGAGGTCAAAAACCTGTGATGACCTCTTATAAACCGAGAAAAGAAAGTTTGGAGAGTATTATAAAGAAAGTCCTTAAAGAATCAATCAAGTCTACCTAAGATAGTCTTAAGAGAATGTTGAATATTTTTTCTTATTTCTATTTCTAATTCTTGTCGTCTATTTTCTAAGACCTGATCGAATTGTTGTGTGAGTCGGTCAAATTCCGTTGTATTTTGTAGATAAACACTGTAACTATAAACGTGATTAATAACATGGATGGTATAACTTTCCATCACAACATACATGTTTTTTTCCTCGTTTTTGATAATCCTCTTTCTTGAAATTGGGGAAAAACTAAGTTCGGATCCTGTGTTTGATATGAGTTTTTCACAAATTGCCGATGCCGAAATCTCTTCGTCTGAGGAGATTGGTTTGGGGTCGAATTTTTCTTTTAGGGTTAAAAACAACTTGTATAGTAGGTTGGGTATAATACCCACAACTTTTTCAGGTTTCATCTTGTAAATATAATTCAAAGAATTGAATTAACAATAGGTACCTGAGCAACGCTTGTTACCATCCAATCCTGCAATTCTTCCTTTGCAAACAGAAACCGCATAACCGTTAGCGTATGCTGAAGGATAAACTTTGAATTTTGCCTTAGCGGCTGCTTTACCTCTTGCACACAACTTAGTCCCTGCTTTCTTTCTTCCTTCTTGGATATCTTCATACTCAACATAGGATTCCTGCTTCTTCATCTCATTCATGAAAAAATCAAAAACCTGATCCATATTGTTTTTTGCTTCACTGATATGATCATCTGCCCAATCGTGACCATTTTGAATAATTTGATCGATCATTTTATGATCCATACTTAATAGCATATCGGCTTGTCTTTTGATCTGTTCAAGATTAGAAAAAGTCATATAGTTTTCTAATTCTTGTTCTCTAAGTACCTTTTTTACTAAATCACCTAATTGTGATTCTGTTAGTTTTACAATTTTTTGTGCCATTATTTCTTATTTACGATTTGGAATTTAAGTTGTTTTTTATAAGTATCTTTCTCACCACTAGTATTTACTCTGATATCAACAAAATACTCGTTAGGGATTTTATCTCTCATGTCGAATATGAAATAAAACTCATTTGGAGTTCTGTTAATTTTTGTCCAATTTTGAACTTGAACTTCAGTCTGACCTTCCATAACATAAACACGATAATACGCTTCGACATTTTGTAAAACGGTGTTTGATGTGTATGCTTTTTTAACCACAACACCAACTTTTCTGATGTCAGTATTGAGTATCTTTTCATCTTGGTTGATACCATAGAAACTGAAACCGAATTTAGAAGGATCCTGAGATTGTGATCCAATAATAACATTAGCTTGTAAAGGCTGTAATACAAATTGGTTTTTTACTGCGGGTAAACTTTCGCCATTCAAAATCAAGTCTGACCAATTATCATAGAAAATACAAGGTACTGGATAGGATCCAAAATCATTGGGTACTGACACTTCATATACCCCTCTTGTTTTCAAACAAGTTGTTAAGTTTTCTAAACCTGGAACTACAACACCGTTACCATCTAAAATGTCTACTGTTGGTAGGTCATCTAAGTTAGCGAAGTCACCGTTTTGATAAACATATAGGTATAATTTATTGATTCTTCCTTTAGTGAAAGTGTTTCTGTCATCATCAATCAGATCATCATAATTTGTGAGAAGATAGGGTTGATAGAATGTTTGTGTGTGTCTCGAAAAGAAAGCAACACTATAGTTTTCAGTTAACCCTGTAATATTTTCGATTTGAGGTAGATATGCAATCCCCCATCCTGTTACACCTGTTAGGGTTCCTTGAAGTATTGAATTTATTTCGGTGGTCATATCAAAATTGATATCTTCATTACCGAATTCAAAGTGTTGAACGTCTACAATAGTAAGTGCAGAATAGTTGCATCCTGTTAGTCCTGTCAGAGAGTTAGTGTTACTGTATATTCCATATTCAGACCAATTCTTGATGGTACTTCTTTGATACCAGTTTGATGGTCTATCCGAGAAGGCTTTGTCTGTGAAAATAACATCAGGCGAAAATTGACCTGTTGCAGAGTTCCTTGTGGAATCAAAAGGGAAATAGTCATACCCCACACCTTCATCCCAAGTTTGAGGGTCCCCCGTTGTACCTGAAACTTTCGGGATTCTGAATAAAACTAAATCAAATGAAGTTGCTCTTCTTGCGCCGTCAGACATGTAGCCGTTAAGTAACTCCTCATCAAAAGATGAAGTGTTGGTCATAGTTAGGGTATGGGTGATTCCTGAGAACGAAGTACATCCTGTTGATATTTCACCTGTTGCAACCTTGTCAATAAGGGGTTGTAGGTCTAAATTAAAAATGAATCTTGAAAATCCTGCAGGAGGAATAATTTGTTGATCCGATCCGAAATTCAATTGCATCACAGGGTTTCTACCTGTATTTACAGTGTTATTAGATACAATTGTATTGTTCTTATTGAAATATGATCTGAAAATTGACATTAATCTTTTTCAATAAATATCAATTGATTCGGATATTACTATTAAGGATTTTTTGTGTTCCTTGTTGGATTTCTTGAAGAATGTC